AATATAATCTTCAGCTTCTCCAAGTGAAACAACATAGTAATCAGCTATGTATTTTAATAAATCAATATTAGGTCTCTTCTTAGATGACTTAACATACTTTAGGAACACATTCTTTTTAGGCAACATAGTACAGTAATATTTATAAGTTTTCTCTTTTTCAGGATAAGGGATTCTTTGGCCGTAATTTGCAACCTCAGTGTATCCCTCATACATACTTACAAATCTATGAACCATGTAGGAATTAAATGATTCTCGCTGGCCTTCTGTAAAAGATGACCAAGGTTTTTTATCTGTTGTGATTTGTTTTAACCAATCAAAGATTGTCATTTGAATATTCTTCCCTTAATTCTTTAGGTAAAGTTTCAGTCAAAATTTCTCCTGTTTCAGCATCATAAAATACTGGGATAGGTACTAAAGCATCTTCTTCAGCTCCTACTATAAATTTAGATACTTTACGAATAATAATTCCTTGACTCCAAACTTTTTTACCAGTTAAAGTCTCTACTGATGTTGTCTTAGACAAATCAATGTTAATGTTCATTTGTTGTTGATTTTTCATTTTGTTTTTGTTGTTTATAATCTAAAATAAATCCTATTAATACTATAATGTTCATACCCATACTCATAATAATTTCATGTATATCTTGATAAATTGTTGTCATTAAATGAACATGACCTACCATCCAGAAAGGTATTGCTAAGTTTTGACTAATCCAAATTAATAGGAACTTTAGGAATTGTTTCATAGTACTTTTTTACCTATAGCTGATAATATTCTTGAAATTAAAGCCATTACATTTATCTCTTTATCAATTCTAAAATTAGAATGATATTGATACTCTTCAATATAAATAATTACTTCACCAGCATTAGTAGAAGCATATTTATCTATATTATCAAATAGAAATCTAAATAAGTCCTCATAATCATTAACTCCAGAGTCAGCTATAATTTGTCTAATGTTATTAAACGACTTAGAACTTGGTTTACATAATTCCATGAGGACTTTATTTTTGTAGTTACTAGACACTAATATGTCTTTATCAATGGATATTTTACCATTATTAACACTCATTTGTAATGTATTTAACATTTTACGAATGTCAGGATAAAATTGATTAACTACTAATTTTAAATCATCTAAACCAATTTCAACTTCTTCTTGTTTAAGAATATCATTAATATGAGAAGCTACTTCTGATTTGGATGGGGGAACAATTTTTAAAACTTGACAACGAGACTGAAGCGGATCAATAATACGCTCAATATAATTACAAGTTAAAATAAATCGAGTTGTTCTTGAAAATGTCTCAATAATGTTTCTTAACGACGCCTGAGCCTGTATAGTAAGGAAATCAGCCTCATCCAAGATGACAACTTTGAGTGGCTTAAAAGATGCCACAGACGAGAAACCCTGGACCTTATCCCTAATAGTATCAATACCACGTTCATCGGAAGCATTAATATAGAGATAATCGCAGTTAAGATTATTAACAATAAGTTTAGCAAGAGTAGTTTTACCAGTACCGGCTGTGCCGTAAAAAATAAAATTTTGAATATCATTTTGTTCTAGGTACTTAGAAATAGTACCCTTAATTTGTTCGTTTCCTACATATGTAGAGAGATCTTGAGAACGATACTTTTCAACCCATAGGGTATGTTGTTTAGAGCTGGTAGTCACCATATATTGAATATTTTTTAGGTTCAGGTTCTTTAATTTCTACTTCATCTGTAAAGATAGCATAAAGTTTTCCTTGAGCCAAATCTAAACGAAAAGCAATAGGTTTATTATTTGCCACTTGATAATATGCTTCTAAAGCATCAGTTAAGGCGGGTTGAATTGTTTCAACCCCCTTCACTTTCCATCTATCGCCTGGTGGCATTCGGTCTGCAATTTCTATTAGGTTTTCTATAACTTCTTTTTTCATAACTTAATTTGTGTTTTAAAGTAAGGCAGTATCACATCATAAGAATAATTTATAATACCTTTATCTGTTGTTTTAAGACTAAAGTAGATATCATGTTTAGGATGAGTAGCTTGTGGTACAAAATGTACTCCTTTTATTTCAAAAAGTTCTCCTCCTATTGTTAATTTTTTTCCTATGAGTGATACTGCGTCTTGCATACTTTATTACATCATCCCCATCATGTCTCCAAACCCAGCATCATCTTTTTTATCCTCAGGTTTGTCAACAACAACTGCTTCTGTCAATAAGATAGTACCAGCAACTGAAGCTGCATTCTCAAGAGCTGTACGAGTTACTTTAGCTGGGTCAATTACTCCAATTTCTCTCATATCACAGAAATCTTCATCATTCAAATTAAATCCATACCAATAATCACCTCCTGTTGCTCCTGATAAGGCATTATAGATATCTTCTTGTTCATAACCAGCATTGGCTAAAATTTTCTTAAATGGTTCAGCACAGGCGTTATAAACAATTCGACCACCAATAGTATTAAAATCACTAATACCATTTCGAGAGTGTAGCAAAGCCATTCCACCACCAGGTACAATACCTTCTTCAAGAGCGGCTTTAGTAGCTTGTAAAGCATCATCTACTCGGTCTTTCTTTTCTTTCATTTCAGCTTCTGTAAATCCACCTACATGAACAACAGCAACACCACCAATAAACTTAGCTAAACGTTCTTGTAATTTTTCTTTTTCATATGGAGAAACAGATTTATCAATTTGTGTTTGAAGTTCTTCAATACGTTCAGCGATTTTATCAGCATCACCTTTACCATCTACAATAGTAGTTTCATCTTTACCTACAGTAACTACTCGAGCTTGACCAAACCAATCCCAACTGAATTTATCTAATTTCATACCTTTTTCAGTACTGAATACTTGGCCACCTGTCATAGTAGCAATGTCTTCAAGAATCAATTTACGACGGTCTCCAAAGTCAGGAGCTTTAACAGCTACAACTTTCAAAATGCCTCTTGCTTTGTTTACAATTAAAGTAGCTAATGCTTCACCATCAATATCTTCAGCAATCAATACCAAAGGTTTATTTTGATTAGATACAGCTTCTAAAATAGGCAACAACTCTTTTACTTGAGTAAAACGCTTATCAGCAATTAAAATCAAAGCATCATTCAAAGTAGTACTCATTGAGTTATTATCAGTTACAAAATAAGGTGATTTGTAACCTCTGTCAAACTGCATACCTTCTACTGTTTCAAGATATGTCTCACCATTTTTAGACTCTTCAATAAATACAACTCCTTCACGACCTACTTTTTGCATTGCTGTAGCAATCAATTCTCCTACTTCAGAATCATTATTAGCTGAAATTGTTGCGATTTGTTTAAGTTGTTCCTCATCTGAAATATCTTCTTTAATTTCATGACGTAGATGTTCAACTACTTCTTTTACTGCTTTATCAATACTACGTTTAATTTCAACAGCATTTTCTCCATGGTTAAGATACTTAAGACCTTGTTTAGCCATTTCACGAGCCAACAAAGTTGAAGTTGTAGTACCATCACCAGCATTATCAGCAGTCTTAATAGCTGCTTGTTTAACTAATTGTACACCCAATTCTTCAATTGGATCTTCTAAGGTAATTGATTTAGCTACTGTTACACCATCTTTAGTTGATTGTGGAATACCTCCGTTTGCAATAACTACATTTCGTCCATTAGGACCAAGTGTTGATGTCACAGCATTAGCTAGTTTATCAATACCATTAATCATTTTTTCCCTTGCATCGGGACCAAATTCTATAATTTTACTCATATTACTTATTTATTTTTGCTAAAACTTGATTTTCAGGACCCAACCAATACTCTTCACCTTCATACTCCATTTTACTAAAACCCATAGTAGGTAATACTACTGTATCTCCTACTTTAAGTACAGTTTCAACTAAAGTACCATTAGCTGAATAGTAACCAGGTCCAACTGCTACTACTTCAGCTAATTTATTTTTTTCATTCCCTAGGTCAGGGACAATAATTCCACCATATGAGGTTTCTTCTTCCTCAACAGGTTTTACAATAACTGCATTATAAATTGCTTCTAACATATTTTAAAAATTTAATATTTTATTTAGTTTTTCAGTAATAGTATTATACTCATCCATATAGTCTCTTAAAGACTCATATGATTGACTATTTACTTTTTCATTAATAACTGTTTTTAAAGCTGTACTTACTTTACTATAATGACCTATAGTTTTTATATACTCTGTAGTAGAGTCAGTATAACGAGCATCAGGTGTAACTTTAACATTAACA